GTTTTATCCATTATATTACGTTCCTGTACATTGGAACTGAAAAAAGACTTTATTTCATCCTGTAAATCGTCAATTTTACTATCAATAAACCTATCCTCTCCTATTATTTTTTCCAATTTTAACACCAATAAATCACGCTGTAAAATAGAAAATCTAGCGTGTTTTGTACTAACTCCAAACCGCTCCATATAATCGTACTGCAATAGCTCCCAAGCCTTAAAATCCTGCTCTTCACTACCTAATAAAATATCCTTTCGAATAAAAGTCAAATCACCATCTTGGCACTTCTCCCAATTATATAACGGCATTTCTTCAATATTAACGTAATAATTCATTCTTAATGTAATTAATGTAATTTTCCCGAATAATATAAAACAATTTCAATTTATTTTCATCAGTTAACCCCAACACATCCTCACCATAAACCTCAAATAGTGGTTTGTCATAAAAGCTTGAGTCGTCTGCATCCAATATTAAACCATCCCTATCAACCTTTACAACCCAACTGTCGTAAAATGCCCCCGTATCTTTTAACGTAAAATGGTCATATCTTTGACCTTTATGTTTTTTTATAGCTATCGTTAAAGGTCTATATTCACCACCTCCAACCTTTTCACCTAAACTATCAATACCTTTATTGTATAACTGGTCTATTGTATTCATCTGTATAATAAACGCCTTAACCTTGCCGTCAATTGAATTAATCCAAAGATTGTCATCAGTTAACCTGCTAAGGCTTTTATAAATTTTATATAATGGTCTTGTGTCTATCATATATAAAAAAAGGACGCCTTAAAACGTCCTTGTTTGCCAATAAATACTATTAATGCAAATATAATAATATTATGTTAAATAGAAACGCCCGAAGTAAAAATAATTCGGGCGCATCTTTTATTTTTTGTTATTAGCTTGTTTCCAAGCGTTGCGAATCCTATCCTCGTGACAAGTTCCTTTATATCTTTTTATCGCATCAGTCATGTTCACGTCCTTTAAATACGATATAAGAAAAGAACTATTGCCAATGATTAGCCATTCTTTTTTTTTGTCCAACATTATGCAGGGTCTTGGTAAGTAACGTCTTGAATGTCGTGACCCATTACTACCGCACTTAATGTAAACTCATTCGCACCAAGTACATCGGCATAAGTCAAAGCGTACTCGCCTGGATTTACCTCAGTGCTTCCTAAAATTGGAACGATTGCCACACCTGTATTGTCATACAAAGCGAAATCGCCACCTAACATTCCGCTTAAAGGTTTGAACGCAAGCGCAGAACCGTTGTTTTTTCCTACCTTAACAGTTACACCAGTTGTAGTGATATTAGAAACAGTCATAGTACAAGGAATTAAACCTTTTAACGAAGTTGCACTAAATCCTAAATCCGCTTTTGTTAAATAATAGATAGTTGACTCATCAAAATTACGTTGCAAATTGAAATCCAACATTAATTTGTTGATAGTAGTATCCGTTGCATATTCAAATTGTGCAAAGTAGCTATTATCCATAATTGGAAAAGGATAAAACTCATTCGAACCATCTGACTCCAAAACACCTTCCAAAGTGCCGTTAATATCTACTGAATAGTAACTCATTTGAGTGCATCCAAACTTTTGCAACTGCTCTAAACCTCTCACCGTTCCACTATCACCATAAAATTCCATATGATTCTGGCGCAAACCGTCTTGAACGTTATAAATATTCCCACTAGGTGCCGTTTCTAAAACTCTATCAGTTTTGGCACGTGTAATGTTTTCAGCAAATGACAAAGGATATAAACGCTCCAACATAGGCGTGTTAATTGAAACCATTGATTGAATATCAGCACCTAAAGTTGGCGAAGAAATATCAATAAAGTTTCTAGTACCGTCAGCCTTATAGGTAGGTACTAAAATAAAATTGTGAGTAGTACCGAACAAAATAACGCAGTTATCTACGCCAGTCGCCCCTAATCTACCCCCACATGAACAATTTTGTGACATAATTTATTTTTTTTTAAAATTTAACATATACAATTCGACGTTTTGTAAATAGGTAACGTCAACCTTAAATCTAATGCTGTTAAATCACTATCTATAATGTTTTTCTCAAAACCTTGAGCACTCTCAGTTCCTAACTTCGTTAAGTTCCTAGAATCAAAATCCTTGTACTTTTTAAATATAGGATTCGCTTCAATTGTTTCAATAATCTCATCTTGTAATGAATATAACTGCTTGCTTCTCATATCGTGGATATCTTTATTCAACCAATTTACGGCATCCCTAGAGTTTAACAACAACAACCTCAAAGGACTTTCACGCTCTACACTACTCTCATTCCCTAAAAACGTTTCATTTAAAGGCTCTACTAGCCAAATGCAAGGCGTTACACCTAACTCGTTTGGTGACCACTCTACATTAGTTGTTTTCGGAGTTCCATACTTATATTTTGGACGCTCTAAAAATACAAAACCTATTGATGAAACAAATGGAGTTGAAAACGTTATATCGTTGTTAACATAGTCAATATTAATAATAGTGTATTCTTGTCCATCCTCCGCCGTTAACACTTTGCCAACTTGTGCCCACTTAAAATTGCATACGTGAATCGTATTAGCATTAATGCTAAGTACATTAATTGATAAATCTAGTTTATCAATTATTTCACGCTCTACTATGTACACAATGTCCTCCATGTTAAAAATAAGGTATTATAATATCCTGCTCAACTCCTTTGAATGTAGGATAATCAGTTAAATGTTCACAAATAAACGCTTGTATAGCTTCATAAGTGTAAACACTACTATTAAAACGCTCCCATGCTCCAGATTGGATTGATGTGTTTTGCATACTGTTTTCATTCGCCTTTGATACCGAACCTCCCAAAGTTTGTTGACTTCGAATGTCGTTAACTAAATGAAAGTAAATGAATCCAGTTAGCATGTCTTTTATACCGATTGATTCGTGAATCGTTCCACAACTTGACTGAAAAACAAACGGATTGGTAATAGCATCAAATGGAGGTATTAAAGGGTTTACAACCCAAAGGTTATACAAATCAACTCCCAACAACTTTAAAGCATAATGTTTCTCGTATTTTTGTATATACAAAAGTATTTTTGCCTGAGTAAAGTCGTTTACTGCACTTTCGTATTTTCCTATAAAATCTCCAACTGTAACCATTTTGAAATCCTTTTATAAACCAACTATTGATTGTCAATAGTTGGTTTTGTTTTCTTTTTTACCGCTTCTTCAGCTACACTCCCGTAACCTTTTTTCGTGAAAATCTCAATCATTTCATCTGTTAACATTAATTCCAAACCTTTCTTTAAAAATTTAGATTTTCCACTTGAAATAAATTTAGTTTTTTTCATTATTAAGGAATTTGTAAAGCCGCTTCAATAACTGCAATATCATCGTAAATAAATGCCTGTTTGTCTAAATTCTTAACAAAAGCATGGAATCTTGACTCACCAACCATCACAAATTGATTGCGAATAAAATCATCGTTAATCCAACCAATGCGAACAGTATAGCCAACGTAATTGGTGATATTGTACTTAGTTAAATCTCCAATGAAAATCTTGCCAACTGCAATATCTTCATGAGGCATAATTGTAACACCGCCTAAAACAACTTTATTAAATAAACTAGCCGTTGGATACAAAGGCAAGCCGTTTGCATCTTTTGCGGAAACTAATTTTATGAAAAAGTCAATAGGGTTAACCAACACTACATTCGCTCTATAAGGCGTTTCATCTTGATAATTATGTGTAGTAAAAATGTCAGTTATACCTGCATTAACAACGTCCATGAAGTTAACAACTGATAAAGTATTAGCCATTGAACCAGCTACAAAGGCACGCCCGTAACTCGTAACACCTTTTGCATTAACTCCCAAACCGTCGCCGTTTAACAAACCTTTTTCTTTGAATAAATCGTGTTTCTTTCTAAGAAAATCACGAGCAATACTCATTAAATTAGGAATATCTTGTGTAGACTCAGTTGTTAAATGCTCATACGCTGCAATCTTTACAGGAGTTGCGTAACGCGTCTCGATAGCGAAATCAATTTGAGGTTTTAAACCTTTTTCAGCAACGAAAGCATAATCTCCATCTTTTGGCACAACCTCAGTATAAGGATATGCAGATAAACTTGTAGGCACTGTATTCATCATGTCAACAACGCTAGGAGCTTTTAAGTTAACATTTGATGGGTTCGCCATTTGAACACCCACCAATTCAGGAATGCCGTCTGGATTTGTTGCGTTTGTGGTTGCTATAATATCAACGGCTTTCTCCGTATAAATATCAACAACTCCACTACCTTGCTTGAAAACTGACTTGATTTTATCAATGTTTTCAACTATCGAATCTAAAATAGTTTTTTCCATATTTTTTGAATTTTTTTGTTCTGTAATAGATTGAACTTTTAACGAAAATTCATCTAAATTATCTTTAACAGATTTTAATTCATTTTCAAGTCTTTCAATCACTTCTTTGCTTTCTGAATCAGAAATTTTCTTTTGTTCAGAAATTGCGTCTAAAATTTCCTTTTGTCTAATCATTGAATCATGAGCCTTTTTATCAACTAGATATTTGTTTTGCTCATCTTCATTCATAGAATCAAATTCGTTTTTTGTTTTTTCTACAAACATTTTTTTTAAAATTAATTATTACTACTTATATATTTTTTTTGAGTGTTCTTTTATAAACGGCTCACTTTTGAAGTGTCTTTAAAACGGCTTCAATTTCTTAATTTTCTAAACAAAGGATAGCCGAAGCTACCCCTTTAAATTCGATACATAGCCGAAGCTACCCATCTTTACTTTGCATAGCCGAAGCTACCCAAATGCCTTAAACAAGCCTTACAACGAATCTATAATAATACTTTTCGGTAGTACCCATTCCATCGTCGTAGTTAATCGTATCAATTGATAATCTAAATTGTTGCGAATAATCGCCCATTTCCCATTTTCCTAAATCATTTTTGTACATAAATACAAAACTAAAATACTTGCTTAATTTCAAAACAACAGGCTTTTCTCTACCAATGAAATTAGTCTTGTAACCCTCGCCTCTAATTGTTATAACTGAATCCTTTTTAATAGCATCTATATAAGTAAATGGGAAGTAATCAACTATCCTACCCACAGTATCAGCATCTTTACCATAAAAATATGGGCAATCTAATTGAAAATCTATTGGTTGCCTAGACTTTAAATTAATAGGCAAATAAACGGCAGATAGTACGTTTGGCATCTGAATACCATTAATATCATAAACCTTGCTTCCAAAGAAATAATCTCCATAATCTAAATCAGCGTTTTGATTAATAATAAACCTTGGAGTGTTATTTCGCTTTAAAGCTTGACTAGAAATTCCACCAGCACCATCGGGTGCGGATTTCCTTGATTTCGTTTTAGTGTCCCAGTGTACTAATTGCATTCTTATTAATCCTGCTTCTACCTTTTCTTGAAATTCTTCATATCCATCAGGATAAACAACCTGCATACCAATCAAAGTGTTATAAACTCCAGTAGGAGGTATTACGTCCGTTCTAGCTTGTTGAGAACCTTGATATATATTAGTTATAATAGGTTTAGGAATAACTAATGTATTTTCAGGCGTTTTATTATATGTACTTTTTGCCATTATTAAACTAAATTAGCCGTTAAAATTAATTCAGAACCAGTTGCATCGTATGTAAACATACCATTCGGGTAATACCTTAAATTTCCTGCATTAAATTCAATTTGCTCACCTGTTTTCAATATATTAGGAACACCACCTACATTGATAAATATATCAGTGTTACCGTTGTTAAAAAATGAAATCGAATAACAGTCAGGAGCGGTATTAGCAACGCTTTCTCGTACCATGTAAGGCTGTAACCCCGTTAAATTGCTTAACTTGTCGCTAACCTCCTGCAATGTCACTTGTGTAGCAAGTGTTGAAATGTCAATGCTACCGCCACTTGACTGTATTCCTAGATTAGCTTCCGCCCATGCTTTTAATGCGGTGCCATTACCCAAATTAGTGTCGGTTGCTAAAAATACCTTTCTTATGTCCCATTGATTTAACCCTGAAATAGTCCATTCAGCTAATCCAGTATCTAAAACGTTTAATTGAACATTATGTCGTAAACCCTCGTATACTCTATTGGTTGTTAAATCAGTTAAATATATATACTCGTTAACTCGTTCTATTGTTATCATATAGTAAAGTAAAAATTTGATTTATTTGCTTGTTTAATCTCAGACTTTTGCATTAATGGAGTTACATGATTAGAACCGCCACCAGTTACAAAACTCCCCTCTTTAAATATTTGCGCCTCGGTAACCGCCCAAAAATATCCAACCTCTTCAGCTCTTTCCTTGTTAACTACATTTTCTATATAGTTATTCCAGTTGGTTTTCTCTTCTTTATATTCCTTTGAATCTGAATCTATACAAAGAAACATTTTATCGTACTTCATTCTAATAGAATGCTGTACTTGTATATTTTCGTTAATAATATCTTTAAAAGCATTAAGGCGAATTTTGTCTTTTTTAACCTTAAAAATTAAAGCCTGAGTAGTTCCATTTGTTTCAATGCCTAATTCCTTAAAGTCGATATTTTCTAATTGCATTTCAACATCTTTTGGATATGCAATTACTGAACATAATTCTAATTTATGGTCCGCAACGTAATAAATTTTGCCAGCTTGCTCCTTAATTGATTTGTTCCAAATACCGTCTAAATGAACATCGTTATGACTGTCCATTATCTTAGTTGTATTTATTACAGAATAAATATATTCATCCTCAAAATCAATTGATTTAATAGTGCTTTCTTTTATAACATTATTAAAAAAGAATTCATCTGAGTTCTTTAAATTTGCCTTTTTAAGATTAATTAAATCGTCTTTGTTTGATTTTAATTCAGCAAACAACTCTTCTTTTGTTGAAAATTCTTTTAAAGGAAAATCAATAGACTTTATCATTTCTTTACGTAATCCGCCCCCTTTACTTTAATATCCTCTTTAATAGCCGTTTTTATATTGCTATTTTCTAACTTTTCTAACTTTTCTTTTAAGTTTTTTAAAACCTCATTTTTGCCCATAATAATATTATGTTAAATAGATTTTTCAAATATACTATTTATTATGTTAAATAGACTTATATTTGAAAAAAAAATATTTATATGAATTTTATTGATAAACTTTTGACATTTTTTACAGGAGCGAACGAGTATTATAAAACTAGATACATAGGCAATAATATTACAGATTTAAGCGGTGAACCTGAATTTATACAAATTAACAATAAAAATGCTTATGACTTAATGATAACAACATCGGAGCTTTATGCACCAATAGTTAGACGTGGTTTGATGCTTTCGTGTGGCGAATGGAAGCATGAGAAAATGAATAGTAAAGGAATTATCGAAGAAGTAATTAAATCGCCTTTTGTGAATATATTAGAGAATCCAAACCCTTTGATGAATGGAAACGAATTAATAAGACTTTACGATATGAATATGATTTTATACGGTAATAATTACGAATTTGTATTAAAACCATTTAAAAATTCATCGCCTAAAATATTGAACATCTTAGAAACTAATAAAATCGAAGCTAAAATAACAGGTAAATGGTATAAACAACAAGATATTAATGAAATAATTGAATACTATATTTACAAAAATGGTGATGAAAACGAGAAATTAACAATCGAACAAATAAACCATACAAAGTTAAATAATAGCAATAATCCTATTTTAGGGGAATCGCCTTTGAAATCTTTGTATATGGATATTTCAAACATACGCGCATCCAAAAAATTTAGAAACGTAATTATGACAAAGGAGGGTGCGCTTGGTTTTATTTCTAATAATACAAAAGACGCAATCGGAGCGGTTGCCGTTGCACCAGAAGATAGAAAAAGAATGGAGGATGCTTATGTGAAAAATTACGGCATTGAAGACGGTAAAAGCAAAATATTTATTAGTGATGCTAACCTAAAATGGAATAGCACCGCATATCCTATAAAAGATATGCTACTTTTTGAAGAAGTTGACGCAGGATTTAAAAAAATTATAGACGTTTTGGGTCTTGATGAAAATATCTTTTCAACTGCATCAACTTATGAAAATAAAATTTCATCTTTGCGAAACGTTTTCCAAACAACCATAATACCTTTATCAGAAGAATTGTCAATGAATAGAACAAAACTTTTCGGCTTGGACGGTAAAAATGAGTGGTTACGATTAGACTATTCAAATGTTCCAGTTTTGCAAGAAAATATATTAGAGAAAACAATAGCTAATAAAAACAAATCGGAATCAATTTCAACGCTAGTAGGTTCGGGAATGACATTGCAAGAAGCTTTAAATATAATCGAAATCTAAACAATATTTGCAAGAGAAATTCAAGGAAATACGCATGATTCAAGTGTATTAAATGTTCTTTTAGTAATTAGTTATACGCAAGGGCTACATTCCGTCTACGTTTGACAATTTCGTGTTCAAAAAAAACAAAAAATTTCCCCACGCTTCTAAAATAATGTAGTTTGCATTTGTTCATTTTCTAATCGTTTTAATCCTGCTAAATAATACTCTTCTATTAATTCGCACCCAACAAGGCTAAATTTTTCTCTGTGGCAAGCAATCGCAATCGAAGCACTTCCCAAATGAGTATCTAAAATCAAATCGCCTTCCTTTGCATAGTTTTGTAAAATCCATTGGTATAGTTGTATTGGCTTTTCAGTAGGGTGTATGCGCTCTTGCTTGTTGCCCATATTTTGCTGTATAAATCCGTGCCAAGTCCATTTAAAAGTCCTTACAGCAGTATCAAACGAAGTCCAAGCAAGTTCGGCATCAGCAAAATATCCGCCTACTTTGTTTTTATCCAATACAAGCCAACAACTACTATTTTTATTTATCCTTTCAATAAAGTGGTTTGCACCCCAAATAATTTGATTTTTAGATACTCTTTGCAATTCATCAAAATAAGCCTTGTCAGGTGCTTTTTTATCCCAATCGTATTTAGTGTATTGCTTTGCCTTTCCTGCTCCGTCAATGCCTATTTTACCGCCATCCATATCAATTCCGTATGGTGGGTCAACTATTGCTAAATCAAAATGTTTGTCAGGGTATTTAGCCATAAGTTCCATATTGTCGCAATTAAATAATTCTATTTTCCCTTCGCTCATTTTTTGTTTTTTTTTTTCGTGCTACTAATTAAGTTCCTACTAAATAACCGCCCCAGCGTATAACAGCGGTTTTGTGCTATTTGCCCCATCAACATTTGTGGTAAACTTGAAACTTTGCGCAAGGGGCAAACAGACACAAAGCCGCAAAACGTTATAGGGCATTTAACCGAACAACCTCACAACGTCCGACTTTTCACTATTTTGGGTTTCTAAATACATTTTACATTCCACTTCATCCAACACTTTATCGATTTGCGGTTCAAACTTCGCATAGCTTTGTTGGTATTGACTTGGTGGACAATTAAACCGCCAACAACTATATGAAAGCGGACATTCTTCATTTGTGCACATTGTAATATCTGGCATAATCTTAAAATAAACGCCCTATAACATACGCTATACAAAAGCAGGGGCCTTACTGCTAATCCAAGCGGTGTACATCTATTTATCATTTGTGCAAGGCTGAAAGGGAGTGCATCTTAACCCTTGCCTTCGTATAGCGTATGTTAGCGCAAAAAACGAAACCGTTATATGCCATTTAAAAACGCCCCGATATATTTTAATCTTTCATTAATAAAATATTCAAAATGTTCTTTATCCTCTACCATTTCTTGCGTTATTATACCCAAATCTACTTCAAAACCGTTAAACATTTGAAATAGAACATGAAGCTCTCTTGTTATATCAATGTCATTATTAATTAACATTTTACAGTTACCAAAATTGTATAATTTATTTTGTGGCTTATCCAGAATTGGTTTTATTCTTACACTATGACCCTTGTAATTCTTTAAAATTTCAAAGGTTAATAGTTCCTCTTTTGTGCATTCGAATATATGTAACATTTTGTTTCGTGTTTCAATTTAAGTTTATCGTTTAATCAATTCCTTTTGAATTGATGGCTTTAAAGCGGTTAGTTTAAACCGCTTTGAGTTAATATTTTATTTAATTTGTTTGTTGCTGTTCTTAAAGTTCCTGTTATTGCCAAAACTTCTCCGTGTTCATCTGTTACAAAATAAGTTTTCCCACCGTTAAACTCAATTTTAAATCCTTTTATTTCTTTGATAGTTCTCATAATTTCTATTTTTTTAATTGTTATGTGATACAAATATAAGAATATTATTTAATTAAAAACAAATAAAAAATAAAAATAAATGTAATTTATAATGATTCTAAATAAGCTAAACTATTTTAATTTTTCCTATTATTTTTAAGTACAAAGCGATATATCTTGTAGGGTCTATTAAATGGTTATTATTATCCTCAGGTTCTTCCATTATAATACCGTACCTATCTACTTTTCTTGAATAGTTTTCCTGTTCGATTTTTAAATTTTCTGAATCACTTGTATAATATACGTTTAAATTGCTTAACAAATCAATTCCATCTACGATACTATCCTTTGGCTTGTTAGCCTGCAAAGCGTTATATCCAGCACGCCTTAATGAAGCTATTTTTAAAGGTCTATTCGTATCACAAATTATGGGTACTTTTTTGCTTATGCCTAATTTTTTAAATAACCAGGTTACGATACCTCCCTCAATTGCAACCTCATCACTTGAATCCGCATTTATTTGAATCCGCTCCGTTGCGCTTATTTTTTCACGTATTTTATTCTCACTATGATAATTTAATTCTCTTAAATATAAATTGCCGTCGTTATATTTCGCTTCAACTATTCCAAATGGGTCTACCGCTCCCCAGTCAACTCCTACGATTATATCGTAATCTAGTTTTAAATAGTTTTCTAAACTAATTTCCTTGAAATGTAGTATTCTATTCGGACGCTCTGATTTAACTCCAAGCCCGTACACCTGCCAATTGAAATTACTTGCGCTATTCTTATCGTGATTTTCTCTGCATCTTAACAACTCTTTTAATTGCTTTGTAGTGAATGATAATCTATTAATCAATAAATCATAAGTCTTTGCTTCTTCTGCTGAAATTAGACCGCTTAAAACTACATCTGAATAAGATATGGGCTGGTATGAAAGTATTTTAGTTTTCTGTTCAATAGGACAAAACGGGTTGTCTCTAAATGTTGACTGTATTACAATTGAACGGGGGTCTTTTATTAAATCCTCAATCCAATGTCCTTTTTTTGGGTTGTAATCTATAAAAATAAAATCTGATGTCCGCTGGTCTATTTGGTTAAATGTTTCTTTACTTATTTTATATGGCTCATTTAACCATGCCATATCTTGAGTCAATCCATGTACTGTCTCCTCATCGTCCGTACCATGTATTTCAACTGTTGAATCAGTTGAATATAAGAATATCGATTCAGTTTTATTAAAGTCTTGATTTACCCTATAAAGGTTTTCACGTTTTAACATTTTTAGAAAGTCATTCAATACAGTTTTCTTACAATCTGTTTTCGTATCTCTCCAAACAGTACACCGTTTTCCGTTGTTATTCCTTGCGTAAAGGTCGTATAATTGTGTTAACGATATGGTTTTTGATGACCTTGATGAACCTTTATTTATTATGTATCTATATTTATTGCTACCATCTTCATTGCGCTCATTTATAGCATTCCAATTTTTAGAAAATACGATAGTAGCTTTCATTATTCATCGTCATCAATAGGTTGTATTATTTCAACTTTAATCGTATTACTCAAAGGTTTACTATCTGTGGTGTGGTCGGTGCGGTCTGTCCATCCAAAACGGTTCTTCATTTGCATATACCAACCATTAAATGAAAACTCTTTATTTTCAAGATTTTTGCGCCCTTTACTATTCCACCAAGCCTCTGAAAGTAGCTTTCCGCCTTTAACGGTTTGCGAAAATTCTTCATATTCTTCAAGCCATCTATTCCATAAAGAGTTAGAAAATGCGCCCCTCCATTTATAAATCATTGCTTTAACTTCAACGTCTGAGCCTCCCTCTTCGTATAAATCTAATATTTTTTCATACCAATTTTCTGGCAAAGAACTTAAATCTTCTAAGGGTCTTCCTGCTGGCATTATATTAAGTATTTAATTAGTAAAAATAATAATGTTATAAAAAATATTCTAATAATTGAGTATACTATATTATTTCTATTTTTTAGCCATGTTTTTAGGTTGTATGTTTTTAGCCAAAATAAAAAAGCTACTATTACCCTATCTATATAATAGATAAATGAAACCAATATAATATATATTAATCCTAAAAATATTTTCATAAAAGCAAAGTTAGCAAAAAGATAATTTAAAAACTATCTTTTTGCTTTTTTTTAATCTAATTAAATAGACTGTGTTTCTTTATGTATTACGTTTAGTATTTTATCTGCTGTAACGAGCTTTATTGATGTTATACCCAACATAAACATTTTCAAGTGATTTGGTTGTATTCCACATTCTTTAGCTAGTTGTGTTTCAAGTTTACCAGTTCTTTCAAAATAGTTCATAATTTCTTTAACTACGTACTCTGTAAGTGATTGTTTGATATTCATATATTTATTTTTTAAAATTGTGTCTAATATCGTATTCTCTATTTTTAAGGTTTAAATACGCTTTGTTTGATTCTTTTTTAAGTGATTGCCAAAGTTCGTCTTTTGAGTAATCTATGCCATCAACTTCTGCATATCTTATTTCTATGTTATCTCTTATATCAATGGAGAGGGAGTTATAATACTCCTGCTCCATTCGACAATTTAGAAATGTTCTACTACTTGCTCCCATCAAAAATCAATATTATCATTTAACAACTCTTCGATATTATCTTCTATTTCTTCATTATTATCGCTTATTTTTGATTCTAATGCACTCACAAGGTTGTTATAACACTTATCTGCCAAATCGTTCTCTTGTGCGTTTAAACTGCCCTCAAATTTGAATAAAGGTATTGAATACTTAACCTTTCCTTTTTGTAGTTCTTCGCTACCAAAACAAGTTATCCACTCGTCAGACATCCTCGCTCTTGACTTTTGAAAAGTATCGCCCCATGATTGTACTGCAGAACCTTTAAGTTGAATATTCACAGTTTCACCGTTTTGAAGCATAACATAAATAGATTTTGAATAGTGTCCACCTACGTTGTTAATTATTTCTTTAATTTCTTTATAAACACCTTTTGCAAGAATACCACCTTTAAAAGCTTTAACCTCTAAAATATCCGAACCTATATTCTTAATCTCATTTGACCAAATTCCAGACTTTGATTTGTCATGCCATCCTTTTACGGTGTGTGCTTCTTTTAATACTAAAAATTTAATAGGCAATTCAATACTTTGTTTTGCTTGACCATCCCAATACTTGAAACATTTGTCGTCGCTTGACCAGTCTAAATACTTTGATGCTGGTTTTTCATAATTAGACTGAAATTCTGATTTTCTACTCATAACTTTTTTTTTTAATTGTTAATAATGCTCAAATATAATTATTATTTTTTAATTAGCAACTGATTATTCAAAAAATTTAACAATTTTTTTCTTTCAACTGTTTTCACTTCGTTTGTTATTGTGTTTTTAATCCTATCGTATGTAAGTTCATTAACTGTTCCTGTGGCGGTACATATCCATTTCTCGTTATTTATTATTATATTTTCTGGAAGTGAGCCGTTAAACACTCCTGTCGGGATTTCCATCTTGTTTGATGACAAAATCTGCTCCATATTTTTTGACTTGTCTTCCTCTAAATAATTGTAGCCAGGTAATTCTATCTTTTTTTTCTTTACATTCAATGAGCGTTGCTTTTCCGTCTTTAATGGCGATGAGGTCAGCGAATCCGTTTGAGTTGCATCGAATAAGTCCAATAACGAGGTGTCCTGTTGCTTCATATTCTTTCCTTATTTTTTGTTTATATTTTGACATTGAAATCCTTTTTAAAAACGTTTAATGTATAATCCTTTTTATTCATAACTGATTTATATATTTTTTCTTCTATGCCACCTTTTGAGAATATCCAAAAAATGTAGTTTGTTTTCCGTTCCATTGTCGTTAGTCTGTCTCTACTTTGAAAGTAACTAACTGCCGAAAAGTCGATATTATAATAAACCAGGAATTCGGCATTTTTTAACGATATGCCCTCACGTCCTGAAACTATTTGCAAGGCTATTGATTTACTCGTATTGTTAAAATCCTCAAGATTGTTTGTAAGTGATTCGCCAAATATACATTTTAAAGCATTATATTCTTCTTTGAATTTATAAAATATTGCTATCTTTTTATCTTTGAATTGTTCTTTTATAAATTCAGCTTTTGAGTAGTCTAAAACTTTTGAATTTCCACTTTCAAAGATAACCGTTCCGCTGGATAATTGATGTATTTTGTTCTGTAATTTTACGCCCGTATCCGCTAAAATGACTTCTTCTTTTCCCTCGATTACCTTGTTTTTAATTAAAGATTTTATTAATATGTTTGTTGATGGATTCATATCACAATAAAGTACCTTTTCAATTACTGAGGTTTCAAATCCTGCTTGCTTTTGTGTAAAGGTTATACAATAAGGGTCTATAATTGGTTTAATTTTGTTATAATTAGCCTCCGAGTAATCCTTAACAACTGCAAAGCCTAAATGCTTATCTTTTACATTAACAAAGTCATAAGACCATTTATAAAATGTTGTGTAATGTTTAAAAGGTGTGTTTTCACTCGTCCAAAATTGGTGATAAACCTGAGAATAACTTTCGGGGAAAGGAGTTCCGCTTAAATAAATTTGAGGCAACTTACCAAACATCTTTTTGAATAACTTTGCCGACATATTAGGTTTAGGAAAAGCTCCAAAACGGTGATGCTCATCGTGTATGACAGCATCGAAATTTCCAACTAATTTATGTAAAGATTCGTCATTTATAACCGTTAAATTGAAATAGTTGTTAAATCCAAAATCTTTGTAATCGTTTTCAATTGATTGAATAGCTTTCTTTTTTGTTATAAATGCAACTTCTTTAAAATTATTTAATTTACATATATTTAAAGCCGTTGCCGTTTTACCACTTCGCACCTCCATCATTAAATAAAGTATTTTTAAATTATTTAAAATGGAAGCTCCTTTTAATGATAATTCATTTTGATAATCTCGTAACTCCTTCATGTCAAAACGGTATTTCATCTGATATGTCATTCAAAGTAACTTCATCAACCGATGAAATATTTTCGCCACCATCATTAAATTCTTTGTACCTACCTAAATGGTCTCTACCATCTACCAAGTTCCAATGCTTCCATAATGCAAATGCTTGCATCCATTTCTGATAAGTTTTATTAGTAAAATCTTTATAATGGTCATTTTCTTCTAAAAACGCTTCTTTTAAAGATGTATTATAATATCTTTTGTTTATAGTTAGCCTTTGTTCTTTGCAGAAATTAAACCAATCATTCGATGTTTCTGTTCTAAATTTCTTATCTTTTATTGACGTTAATGACTGCTTTACTAATCCATTTTCTAAAAAGTATTGTAAGCAATTAATCATATAATTGTCAAATGCAGACCATTCATCATCATTCCACTGGTCGAAGAATCTTTTATTAAATTCATCTTCAGGTGAAAAATTAGCGTTATAATGTGAACTAAATTCAACCTCATGCTTTCGCCTATCATGAGAACCGCCAAGACCTTTTAAAGCATAATTAGTTGTAATGTATATTTGAGGCGACTCAGTTACATCTAATTTAATGGCATTCTGTGATTTATATTCAACTGTCAGACCTCCTGTAATAACCGAAAACAGCTTTTCAAAATCAAAGTTTTTAGCTATATCATCATAAACCAAAACTTGCGTATCTATTGGAACTGTTTGGTAATTGAATGACTTTGAAAAATCAAAGTTTTTGCCGTCTATATCCGACACTTTCCTAAATTTACCAATTGCAACCCATAACAGAGACTTTCCGCTTCCACCGTTGGGGGTTTCACTCATATCGTCATCGTTTGCTATTATAGCTCTATTCTCTACGGTTGTTTTATAAGTGTGTAGCATACGCCCTATAATAGACTTAAAGGCGTTGTAATTGTCTACATTCTTTCCGCACGCATTCCAAATAAAAGTTCTGAAATCTGAATTATGGTGGTCTGTTTTTTTAAAGTCACGCTTTAATACTTGTGTCTCCCAAACTGATTTAGGCAATTCATTATAATCAATCAATTCTACATTATCTACAGTAACCTTAACAACGGTATTTTGAAAATAAAATAAAGCATAATCCTGTCCATCCTTTTCTACGTCAACTATTTTAGATTCGAGCATAGATAAATACCCATCAGAAAAATACTTAGTGTTTCCTGCTAATATATTCCACACATCCATTTCCCCCCTATTTTCAATGTCTGAAAGTACAAAATCTTTAACCTCTTCGGGTTGGTATTCCTTTACGAATTTTCCCTCTTTACGAATGAATGAAACTACTTTTGTAGCGTTTGAAAAAAGTATTTTATTAAAACCCAAATGATGTAAGTAATCTCTATAATAATTGTGTACTATTCTAATTGTTCCGTTTTCCTTTTCTTCCCAAAAATGTATATCTTTTGAATTATTACAAAGCTCTTCAATAACTTCTGGAGCTACTTCCTTAAATTTTTTTTTTACCTCGTTTATATCTTTACCTCTTGAAAAGGATGTAATGAAATCACGTTTCTTTTTGTCTTCAAATTTTTCAGTATTAAAAAGCTCTTTTTTTGAATAAGCGGATTCAACTGTTTTTATTATTTCATTTGCTCGAAAATCCTTTTGCTCGTATCTAAGACAAATATTTTTACAAATTGTAATATCAACGCCAAATAAATTGAAAGTGAACGCTAATGTATTTATAGAATTATTCCTCTCAGAGGGGTTGTATTTCTTTTCAAACCACTTTAATAATCTACGCACAATTTCATCAGAATCGGTGCATGGTACAGTTACTATTTCATGATTAATTATAGGCTTTTCAAGTTCGAAAACATCGAAATCAGTCCATATTTTAGAATTATCATTTATCCATAAATTAGGGTCGTAACTATCAAAGCAAAGTCTTGAAATATCCTTACCACTTTTATCTACCTCATCACAATTCAAAGCATTAACGAAAGCATTGTAATAGCTTGCATATTGGTCATTTGAGTTTACTATTGGTATTTTAACAAGAGCCTTAACACCTGTGCCAGTTGGCGAAATCCAAGCAGAGTAAATAGTATCATTTAATTGTAAATCATCTCTAAAAATTGATGGTTCAATCAACTTATCAAAGTCTATAATCATGAAACCAGACGCTTTTATTAATCCATTCTTTGAACGTTTTTCAAAAGTACCCCCAAAGGTTGTTGACGTTAATTTTTTCTTAAGTTCATCCTTTTCAATTTTAGATTGTGTTAATCTAATAGCTTCAATTTCATTTTTAAACAATCCATTTTTTATAGATTGCAGAACTTGCTCAACACCTGAAGAATACCTTTCGGGGGTTACATCTGTTAATTTTTTAAACTTAGATACTTTACTCATGGGTCGCTATTTATTAAAAACATTGTTGAGCTAGCCACGACCAAGAGGCAAAGAATTTTTCACTCAACAACGTTTTAAAATCTATATAAATATTTTCGATTATGGTCGTTATTACATTGCAAATATATAAACATTAATCAAATACAATACATTTTAACAAATTTTTTCAATTCCGTGACGTAAAAACACGTTACGTCATGTTACGTCATGTTTTACGTCACGCCTTAACTGGCTGGTTTTAAGCAGGTTAACTACCTCCGTGACGTAATTCCACGTTTTTTGTCATTTTTCAAAACTTTTTTTTTAAAAAAATTCTCTCGCCTACTTTTTGGCTCGGGAGAGTGTGCATACACTTTTTTATATAGTATGAGTAGGTATAAACGTGGAATTACGTCACGAAAACGCATAAAGTACTAATTTACAGCGTGTTAACGCATGACGTAACGCATGACGTAATATGACGTAACGTGTTTTTACGTCACGGATTCAATAAATATCTTTGTATTTTACTATTTATATGCTTTATTGATTAGAAAAAATATATATTTGTTTCGATTCTATCCATAGAATTTTTTTTTAATTGTTTTTAGGTTGAAAGCCGTATATATATATTATTTATACGGCTTTCTTATTTAGAATGATTATAAATTGCATTTATTTTTAATTTTTATTTGTATTTAATTAAATAATATTACTATATTTGTTGAAACAATTAAAAAAGGAATTATGAAAAGATTAGCAGAAATTATCGGAATGACAGAACAAGAATTAAAAGAATTTTATATGTCTAAGGTAAACAAAGCAATGAGATTTGGTTTATCTGAGAAAGACGCTAAAATGTTAGTTATAGAAGTATTTAGAAAACAATTAGGATTATTATAATCCTAATTGTAAACAATTAAAAAAAACAATTATGAAAAAAACATTTCACATAATTTGGGAAATACAAAAAGTACCTCAGTTAACGACTGGGGAGAATTTTGAAGCAAAAAAAATGATTGATGCTATTTTGTTATTTAAAATAAAGTACCCAAAATTAGAACCTTTAGCAATTTTTGATAAATCGCAAATAATTGATTGATAACAATAACTAAAATTAAAATAATATGTCAAAAGATTGTAAAGCTGATATAATACACAAAAAAGTAAGATTAACTGTCTATAGCAAAGGCACAAATGACGACGTATTTATGGAAACAATATATTTTCAACCAAAAGGAATTAAACCACAATATTATAAAGCTGATATAATACACGAAAAAGTAAGATTAACTATCTATTGCAAAGGCACAAATGACGAATTATTTATAAAAACAATATATTTTCAACCAAAAAGAATTAACCCGCGATATTGTGAAGTTGATATAATACACGAAAAGTAATATTAACTGTCTATTACAAAGGCACAAATGATGACGTATTTATGGAAACAATATATTTTCAACCAAAAGGAATTAAACCACAATATTGTGAAGCTGGTATAATACACGAAAGCGACCCTGAACATATTTGGTATTTAGATGAACCTTGTAAAATTCTAATTAGCAATGTTAAAATAATATCGAATGAGAATGTTTCTTATGATAAAAAAAGCCGTTCGTACATCGTTCAGTAAAGTTGCTTATAACGTTTCTCGGCTTTGTGCAGGTTGGGATTTGGAACACGAAAGTTTCAATTTAGCACAAAAGCCGATTAGTATTACTGCTGTTGAATTTAGCAATTCAGCCCCACTTGCACAAAACCGATGTTAGGCGATGTGGCTTTTCGGATTAGGATTTTAAATTATTAACAATTAAATATATAAAAAAAAATGGAAGTACAAATTATCACATTACCAACAGAGGTAAACGAATTAGCTGTAAAGGTATCAGCGAACAAACAAGCAGAAGTTCAAACTGTTTTACAACAAATTTTTACAGGTACAGACGACTGGGAAAAACAAGTTGATACAATTGAAGTAAAAGACATTAACGACAAAATGAGTATTGAACTTGCCGAAGTTGCTCGTAAAAACTCAAAACAAGCTAGACTAAGTGCGGAGAAAATCTTTGATGCAAAACGTGAAGAAGTGCAAAACTTAAAAGCCGAATTTGATTTAGAAGACAAATTATGGCTAAAAGCAAAACAAGTAATGCAAATCAAATTTAAAGCAATCGAAGAAAAAGCAGAATGGAAAGCAAATTTTGTAAAAAGATTTGAAGCAGAACAAAAAGAGTTAAGAACTCAAAAAAGAATTAATGAAGTATCAAAGTATGCTGAAATTAATAGAATTGAATTTGAAGCTATGAGTGATGAAAGTTTTGATAGTTTTTTAAATGGATTGAAATCTACTTATGAAGCAAAAATTGAAGCAGAACGCAAAGTAGAGGAAGAAAGAATTGCCAAAGAAAAGGCTGATGCAGAAGCAAGGGAACAACAAAGATTAGAAAATGAAAGACTAAAAGCCGAAGCAGAGAAAAGAGAAAAGGAAATTGAAGCGGAGCGAAAAGCTAATGAACAAAAATTAGCAGAAGAAAGAGCAAAAGCAAAAGCCGAAGCAGATAGAATTGAAGCTGAAAATAAAGCAAAATTAAAAGCAGAGCAAGAAGCAAAAGCAAAAATTGAAGCTGAATTACAAGCTAAAAAAGCCGCTGAAATTAAAGCAGAAAATGACCGCAAACAAGCCGAATTAAAAGCAAAAGCCGAAGCAGAAAAAAACGCAAAAGCACCAATAAAAAAACAATTGTCTATTTGGGTTGATGGGTTTTCAATTGCTGAAATTAATGTTGAAAATGAGAAAAAAGCATTGATAAAAGAAAAGTTTGAAGCGTTTAAAAAATGGGCTAAAAATGAAATTGAAAGTATTTAGTCAAAAGTTTGTCGGTATGGTGGGGTTTCCTGCCATATCGCCTAACGTTATGCAGATTGCCGAAGGTGGCGAATACGAAGCACTAAACTTGATATAAAAACAAATGTTAAACCGAAGCACAACAGTTGATATTAGCACCAACCCGCCACTTTTGGCAATGTGCAGTTATAAGCCGTTTTTCTTCACAAATCTAAAGTAATGGAATATAAAGAAGCAAAGGAAATTGTTGGCAAATTTAAAGAAGCCATAACCAAACTTGAATGGGACGCAAGCAGCTATTATAGCACTAAAGAAAGATTCCAAAAATTAGAAGATAAAAACAAAGAGCTAAAAACCGAAATTGATGAAGCAAAGAGATTTAAACGATACTTTAATCTT